AGGAATGTATGGGCAATAGAAAGCAGCAGCATCAGCTTCACTACTACCTTTGTAGCCTACTAATACACTCTGTGTGTCAGGAGCGTAGCTGTTTACAAACACACGTAATGAACCATTCAATGTACCAACAAACTTGGTGTTTGTAGGTGCTTCAAATGTGCCTTCTGTGGTGCGAGCAAAAGCTGAGGTTGTTGCACTTTGTAATACTGTTAATGCTGCTGAACTTACAACAGCCCAGTTACCTGCGCCACGACGTGTACGTTGTGCGATCAAGTTAGCAACACGGTTGATGAGAACAGCTAATGCAGCATGCTCGTCACCTACGAATGTAGCTGTACCTGAAACGGTAGCTTGGTTATATGTGTACTCAGTAGCAGCTAAACTACTTAAACTTAACAAGATCTCTTGATCGATTTCAGCTGTGATCTCTTGTGCTAAAGCAGCCATGATCTCTGCTTCAACATCAATACCATGCATAGCCTGTGCGTCTTGAGCACTTTCAAATGTCCAACGAGCTTGTAACTTACGTGTCTTAGCTTCAACAGCTTGCTTCAAGATCTGGATTGAAATCTGCTTACCGCCTGTACCTTCCATGGTAGCTGTGTTGTTACCGGTGTAACCAGTAGCAGTTGTAGTACCTTGGGGAACTGTGGAGTATGCTGTAGCGATGGTAAAGGGGCTTAACGCTTCTTGACCAGCTGTAACACTTGTAGCAGCTTGACTATTGTCTGTTAAACTCTGAGCGTAACGTACACGTAATGTATGGATCTGACTAACAGGACCAGTCATTGGCTGTACACCCACTAACTCATTAGCGATAACAGTAGGCATCACACGACGGATAACTGGTAGAATTACACGGTTAAGTGTAGCGATGTTACCTGACGCTGTTGAACCTGATGTTGCGTTCTCTTTCAAATACTTACGTGTGTTTTCGAGGATTACACTCATTGAACTACGCTTAGAACCATTTAAACCTTCTAAAAGCGCGCTCTTGGTTTCGTCCCAACGGCTTTCTAATAATGCTTGTGACATTTAAGTCTCCTTTTTCTTTTTTTACAGCCCTGCCAAACGCTTTAAGTCGATGACGTTGCTGGTTGATTCTTCTTCAACGTCATTGCGCTCTTGGCCGCGGGCAGATTTATCACCAGTCACTGTGGATAACGTTGTCTCAGTGAGAACTTTTGGCTCTTTCTGTGAACGATTCTCCAACACTGCTGGAAGATACTTTTCAAAAGCAGTCTTTAACCTTGGGGTCTGGACGCTTTCCAATAAATTACGCATAATCTCGGCTTTTTCCTCATTTAATGGGGATAATAACTCGTCTAATGTGCTCTGACGCTGATTAGACTCTTTGACGATGCGTAATTCACGCTCTTTTGATTCCACTAAAACTTTCGCTTTTTGTGTGAATCGGATGGCTTCTGTCAGTTTAGCATCCTTCTGTGCGATGATGTCATTTAACTTGCGAACCTCTGCTTTCTCATTGAGATGAGTGGCTCCAAATTCTGCACTATACGCTTCGAAGATGCGACGACCAAAATTGTTCTCGCGAGCAATCTGGATGTCTTCTTTTAACTGACTGAGTTCAGTCTTGAGATGCTGGCTAACGGCACGGGTCATCTTTTCGGCGCTTTCTTTTACAAAACGCTGTTTTAATGACTCTAGTTTTCTACGAGCTTCTGCTACTAAACGAACTTTGGCTTCCACCACTTCACGCTTGTCTTGAGCAAACTCTCTGATCTCTTGTGCTAACGCATGCATGATAAAACCTTCTAACTTCTCAAGGCCTTCATTGTGCGTTTTTCTGTCACGACGCAACTCGCCAATCTCTTCCGACAATTTAGAAACCATAAAGCCATTAAACTTTGTGGCGTTTTCTTTCATTGTGCGTTGGAAATTGACGCGGTCTTCGGCTAAAGCCTTTTTCTCAGCTTTGATACCGTCGATTTCTGCGACGAGACCTTCTGTTACCATGCGATCTAAGGCTTCCACCATCACTTGCTTGTCATGCTGATAACGCTGCGCAAACTCTTCGCGGAGTTCTGCGCGAGCCTGCTCACGAGCTTCAACTAACTTGGTTTCCCAGGCTTCGTTGATCTCTTGACGAGTTTCCTCGTTGATCAGTTCGCTATCTAGTAACGGTTTTAAACTATCTAACATAGTAATTCCCTTATATCTAAACTACACGTTTCAGTGTAGTATTTTCTGCCTTTTCAGCAGCTACTTTGGTAGCTGATCACTCAACTACTAAAATTCTTATACTAAATTTTTAATCCTTTGATCAAACGAATCACTTCATTTGATACTGCTCGCTGCGCCTTACTAGTTTTAGCAGGATCCTTAAACATCTCTAGCAGTTGCTGGCCACCGCGATGATTTAATAAACCTTCATAGATTGCCGTAGGATAAGCATTGGGCGCCGAGGGTTGAGCAACAACATCTACTGTCACAATTTCAAAATCACTGACATGTCCGTTGTGATCGTTGACGTTGCCTGATCCACGACTACTAACACCTAGTTTTACACCGCTATCCAACATAGTCTTCACTAACTGACCCATTGGTGTAGGTAATATTTTTAACTTTCCATATCCGCAAGGACCATCCATCCACATGTTTTCTATCATGTGACTGACACGATCTAAATTAATCTTGAGATCATCAGGATGGTCTACTTCACCTAATACACTATGACCAGTTTTGATCTGCTCATTGATAGTGTCTACCGCTTTAGCAATCTCGTGCACTGGATATATTCTCTCGTTGGCGTTTCTTACTCCGCCTTCGATGCAAATTCCCTTCATGTAAAGCGTTTTTCCAGAACCATCCGCAGCTTCCTCAGACTCCAGTACTACACGGGCCTGAGTAAAGCTGAGGTGTTCTTTAAGATAAGTATTGCGAGCCATTTCCGTCAATTATCCTTTGGGAAAAGGAGTTCTTGTGTTGGGATTGTGCTGATCAAACTTTGGCTTTGGTGCTGATTCTAAATCGCCCTTGTAACTGGTACCGGGAACGTTTTTGAACTTACCAGCATCGGGTAAATCGCCGCGACCTTTATCAGCATAGCTAGTTGGAGCTTTGTACGCGGCTGTGCCATCAGGATTAGCTTCAGCAGCTACATTCTTGACTGGCTTGCCCTGCATACCAGCTGCGCCTGAATCAACGGCATATGTGGCACGCTTGTTAACAAAACTTGGTTCTGATGTTACAGGAGCTGGAGCACGATCTAGATTGACGTTCTCACTCATTGGCTCATCATGGAACTCACTTGTGTCGTCGTCCATGTAAGCATCGCCACCGACTTCGCCATCTTTAGGCTCCATCTCACTGTGACCATGCTCTTTGTCGCCCATCAATGACTCAAATTCTGCCATTAATTCATCTAGCTTATCTTCGAGATCAACTACGCGATCTTCGATGTCGTGTCCGTGTTCGATGTCGTGTGTTTCTTCTTCACCAGCTTCTTCAGCTTTATCGTCGACTTCAACATCATCTTCACTTTCGTCTTCGTACATGCCTTCTTCTTCTGTTTCGACTTCGCGCATCAAATCTTGACTAGCGTCACCAGAAGTGTCTCCCATACTTTCTTCCATCTGGCACTCATCGCAACCTTCACCATGACAGTGATGGCATGATTCTTCCATGTCTTCTTCGTTCATTAAAGTTTCATAGATCTCGCGTGATTTCTCTACTACGATATCGTGAAAAAGACTTCTCGCTTTTTCTTCTTCGTCGTTGATAACATATTCGATCAACTGTTCAAATTTAGACGTCATTTAATTCTCCTTTAGAATGGCTCGTACAATATTTAAGGAGATTATAGAAAAACACATACATAACGACTGAAAAACAGCCAATTATGTTAAAAATATTACAAGGGAGCCGCAGGGGGTGCGTATTGTAATTTTAATAATTTTAATTTATTTTTGAATTCTATCTTTCTGAGATCATTCATCTTACGCAATTTACTAATCTGAGCAAGTGTGAGACGAGTTTTGCGTAATTGACCCATCTGTGGCTGTGTATTATCTTGACTCAGGTCTTGATAAGCACTGGGATCTTGCTGATAGAGTTCGTTTAAGATCATGATATAGTATTTATTAATTTCTTAAAATCAGAGACTTGCGGCGTTATTAGTAGGTGGCGTGCCAGGTGTGGGCGTTACGGCAGCAGCCGGTCCGGCTCCGGTATCTACATCTCCCGCACCTAAACTACTGTCAGCTATTTCAGCCCCAGTAGATAAGTCAGATGTCAACCCAGCGGGAGTTATACCTACGCTACGTAAATCAGCGCCTTGTGCTGTATTAACTTCAGGATTATCACGCTCTTCGCGCCACATCTCTTCATTTTCTCGAATCTCAGCTTCGGATAGGCCCAAGAAACGTTTTAATATAAAACGTTTGCTCATGTAAGGCAGCGGTTCCATATTGGTAAAATTAGTAATACGTGCTGTGTCTAATTCACTCTGGCGATAGCTAGCAAAATTTTGTGGTTCAGTTAAAGTGATGTTGAAAAGACCATTATCAATACTAAATCCACGCCATTTCATAAACATCTTAAACTCGTCATCCAACTTCTGCATGACTAATTTCTGCAAACGCTCGCAATACTTGTTAAAACGATATTCTTGTATCAATGCCGTGCCCACTCTGCCATCATTCATGGGCTGTGCGCTGTCATCTGGGCCTGTGGGCAAATAGCTACTGGGCACACGTAATCCGCGCGCCATCTTGTTGTTAAAGTATTTTAAATCATCGATCTCGCCGAGATTTTGACCTCCGGGTAACACTTCCACTGAAGAACCACGCCCTTCGGCAGTTTGTGGGAAAAAGTAATCCTCGTTCACAGAAAGTGGATTATAACTGGCATCCATCATGTTTTGACCGCCACCACCCCAAGTGGGTATACGACGTTGATGCATCTCGTTTTTAACACGTTCCACAAACTGCATAGCTAAGTGGCTAGGCATATTACCTACGTCGATTTTAAACAATCTACGCTCAGGAGCACGTTGTACACGATATATTAACACTGAATCTTCTAACAATTCTTTCTGCTTGTAGACTTTGTAAATGTTTTCTAATATACTTTGTCCAAATGGCCAGAAGTAATCTAAACCTTCATTTAAACTGAGGTGTACTACATGTTTAGCATCCAAACAGCTTTCATTCATAGCCTGTGTAAATCTACTGTTACCCACACCACCGCCCCCACCGCCGCCGGCACCGCCGTTGGGAGCATTATAGTTATTACCAGTTGTAACACTGCCAGTACTGCGACTAACATAGTAGTCACTGGTAGTCTTAGCCGCCATGCTCATGTTTTGGAAGTTGGGGTTGATGTCGCGGATGATGTACTGTTCGGGACGTTTGCCTTCGCTTTCGTTGACGATGATACGTGCTACTTTGATCATGTCTACCCAATACATCTGGAACGTTTCAGGATCACGTACAAATACCTGATCACCATACTTGATGGTGTTTCTAAAAAGTTTAAATATTCGTTGATCTAATTTGTTTAGTTTAGTCCACTGTTG